TAGAAGCAGATGATGCTGCATTGGTAGCACTAGTAGACGCTTCACTTGCTTTAGTTGTAGCTGTCGATGCACTAGCAGTTGCAGAAGTAGCAGCTGTTTCAGCATTAGTTTCAGCTAACTCAGCAGCAGTCTGTGCTGTTTCAGCAGCAGTTTCACTAGAAGCAGCATTAGATGCACTTGTAGAAGCAGAGTTAGCATTAGTTATTGCAGTAGTTGCAGATGTAGCTGCACTAGTAGCTGAGGTACCTGCAGCAGAGGCACTAGAAGCAGCACTTGTAGCAGAGGTACTAGCAGCAGTAGCAGAGGTAGCAGCAGTTGCCGCACTGGCTGCAGAAGCCGTAGCACTATCTTGTGAATCAATAGCTGCAGCAATCGCTACAGCAGAGGTATTGGAGGTATCTGCTGTTGCATCTCCACTACCACCTTCACCTCTATATATAGCCATAACTAGTCCTTAAAGATTGATTTTACTGCTACTTGTTTTTCTTTTACTAAACCTTCAGGTGCTTTAGCTTGAGTTTTTGGTTCTACGAATTCGTACTGAGGGTGCTTATGCATCTCAACAATATCATGCTCATGCTCAAAGGAAACTATTGTACCTGATACTAAACATTTGAATTGTGCCATTTGATATTCTCCGTGGTTAAATAATTATGCAAAAACCCCCTACCCTAAGAATCGTGTGGGTAAGAGGTTTAAACCTAATTACTTATTAGGCTGGAACAGCTAATGCAAAGCAAGCGTTGTCACGTAGCTCTTTAACACCGTACAATGTATCAGCAGTGTATAGAGTACCTAAGTATTCTTGTTTGTATTGAGTTTGTGAACGAACACCTTGTTGTTCAACCAACACGGCAGCATCTTTGTGACCTAGTAAAGCGATACGAGCACCACCAGTAGCAGTATCACAGTTGCTTGATACAAATACAGGGATACCATACAAGTTACCGATTTCACCATTGCGGATTGTGTTGCCATTACCAACTTCACCAACGAAGGCTTGTTCAGTGTAGCGAGATAAACCCATCAATGTGTTACGTGCTGAAGGAGGAATCAAGAAGAAACGACCATCCATAGGAACATCGTTGTCATCTAAACGTTGGATTGTACGACGGATAGCAGCATCAGTTAATGCAGAAGCATTGCTTGAACCTGATGTGTAAGCAGTAGTACCGTCACCACCGATGTAAGCACCACCGTAAGTAACACCAGAACCACCGTTGAAAGTACGACCCAATTGGATCAATGAGCTATCAACTTGTTTAGATAAAGCATAACCAGCATCTTCAGTGTAGAAACGACGAAGAGATGATAAAGCTTGTACTTCTGTAATATCTTCAATCAAACGTGAGTATTCGTAGTGTTTATCTACCAATACGTTCACTTCTGTTTCAGTAGCTGCTTGTAGAGTTACTTGTGTTTCAGCAGCTTTAAGAGAAGCTACACCACGAGTAGGAGAAGGGATATGGATAGTATCACCTTTCTTACCAGAGAAAGACATTTTCTTAAATAGGTTAGCTGCTACAAGAGATTTCTTATAAGCAGCGATAATCTCATCACTCCAAATTTCTGGGATGAAGGATGCGCCTGTAGTATTTGTTACGTGATTTGAGCCTAAAGCCATTTTGTAAATCCTTTTCTAAATTGTTTTTATATTACCCTGTTCTCTCGATAGGCAATCATAATTTCGTTTGCCATGCTATCGTATCGATCAGGATCGGTTTGCATAAGTTTAATAATATCGCTTCGACGATATTTCTTTTTTGATGTAGCTTCAGTAGCTCCTGATGTCCCCATATCTGCCGATTTAAGTTGTTGCTCTCGGTCTAATTTAGAGGTATCAGTTACTTTCTTAGTGTACTCCTGACGTTCAATCCAAGTAGAAAGTAGTTCATCAGCAGAGTCAAAATCATAATCATTCTGTGCCCTGTTGTATAACTCTATTCGTACTTTTGATCCATTTACCCAATTACCAAATTCTTGGCTTGTTGCAATTTCACGGAAGTTAGGATACTTCGTAGCAATCTTATTTTGGACTGCTGCTTGTTTCATAGCTATAGACTGTTGTTTAGCATCCTTGATTGCTGGATGTTCATCAATAGCCCGTTTAGTTGCTTGTATAGGATCACTATAAAAGTCGTCATCACTAAGATCTGTTTCTACATCTGTCTGTAAGTTTCTAGAAGTTTGCGTTTTAATAAAGTCATCTACTGTTCGACGTAGTTCGCCTACTTCATTACCTTGTTTACCAATAAGCTTTTCACTTTCTTGGTGCATTGCGATAATATCTTTTAGCGATTTGTTACGGTATTTCTCTGGTAGATCGTCTACAACCTCATCTGGTTTACTAGCTGAGGTATCTAAAGTTTCCGAGTTGTCAATACTATCAATTGAGTCAGTCTCTAGATCATTAATTAAAACTTCATCTATTACTTGTGCCATATTAAGTCTCCTGTGCATATAAGCATTTTAGGAAAGGAACTAGTTACTTGGCTATCGTAGCTAATCTCTTGGGGTAGCAGCCATTCTGTGCTTTTTTTCCCAAGCGGCTGCTGCACCTGGAAAGCTACCTGAGTATCCTTCTAATGAAATAGTAGGTGTGCTAATCATTCGAGTAGCTTTACTATTACATATAGAACACTCAGTGTATTCTGTTGTATTATCTACGTACCGTTCGTCTGTATGTTCACAAACAGTACACTTAAAATCAAGCATTATCCGCATTAAGCAACTCCTCATAGGCTTGTTCTGATACTTGTTGTAGAGAGAGAATCCACTGTAAGATATCTAGTTGACCCTTACGTTTATGGAACCCCTCAAAGTTATCAGTACTACTTATCTGGTTTGTTGCTTCATACATCTTTTCTACATCTTCTATTAGATCTTTCCACCCTTTAGAGGACATCGTACTAAATCTTTCTTCATAATAATCTTGCAATTCTCTATCCAAACTATTGCACCTTTTCTAAAAATGTGTTATAATAGCTCTACTTATATAATGATTATACCATAAGATTATTGGTTTGTCAAGTTATTTTTACTAGCCATTTGCATCTTTACTATCTCTCTATTCTGTTCACTATCTACTGCTTTTAGATTAAGAGTTTTCTCTTTTAGTAGGAGATCTGCTACCTTGACACGACGCTCAAACTCCCTATCATCACCTTGTCCTGCATCTAGATTAGTAGAGAGAGCTGCAACTAGCTTAGCTTTTACTACTTCTGGTTCTAGTTGAGTTTCAACCATGATTTGTTGAGCTTCTGCTTGTTGTTTACCCGCCTTAGTGTTAAGATCTGCAGTTTGTGCTGCCACTAGACCCATTTGTAGCTGTGCTTGCTGCATTTGCATCTGTTGTGCCTGTGGATCTGGTTGTTGTGCTTGAGCTAACTGCTGTAATAGCTGAGTTTTGTTAGCTAAGTTAGAAGTTTCTAGGACACCCTGCATTAAAATAGGTAATAGAGGACTATCTGGACCTAGAGTCTTCATTAAATTGATGAATTGTTGTTGTTCTACTTCTCGAGCTAACATACCTAGAGTAGAAGAAGGAATAAACTTCCAATCTTGTGTCTTAAAGTGCTCAGGATCAAACTGCATGAACCTCCAAGCTGCCTTCTCTACGAATGGAATAAGGAAACTGTCTTGGAAATTGACTAAAGTACGTTTATTTTTCTTGATAATAGCAGAAAGAGCAAACGACATGTTAGCACCTTCAGGTTGAGTCTGCATTGCTGCAGTATCCATAGTACCTGTAGCTTGTAATAACATCTGTTCGAACTGTTGTGCTGTCTGAATGTTAGCACCATCTACTGAACCAAACTTAAATGGCATCAAGATTTCTTGAGGATTACCATTAGTAAGAATAGTTTTACCTGGACGTACTTCAAACTTACTACCACGAGGTAGACGAGTAGCGTCCATAGCCATCATAGGCACGGTTGCAAGGGCTAAACTATCTAAGTGGCTACGTAGTTGTGCATCGATAGCCTTCTGCATGTTGTAGCCCTTCTCTGCAACGCCACGACCCCAGAAACGATTAGGGATAGTATCATCTTGATAAGCAACTACAG